CCGGTGTTTATGTCCCCGCCTGTATCTGTCGAGCTTGTGGTGAAAGTCCCGAAGGTTACCTTCTTGTTCCCGATAATTATAGATTCTGTGATTGCTGATGTAAATGCCATGTTTAATACCCCCAAGCCCTCCAAATTCCGTCTGCTCCAGAGGTCACGACTATCGTTATCGCACTTCCAGCAATAGGTAATGTTTCATTTATTGCCGGTTGGTCTGCAACGACAGCTTCCCCTGTGTATTGTAAAATGATACCTTCGCACATTGTTAGTCCTGTATCGATATTGCCGCCTGTGGTGTCTGTTGACCATGTTCCCCAGTTCATCCTCTTACTTCCCCAATAGGAGTAACCTGTGATTGTTGATGTAAATGCCATTTAGCTCCCCCACGCAAACCATATTCCAGCTGTGTCTGCGACTGTGACTATTGTTACTGCACTACCGTCGCAAGGGAAAGTTTCATTATAGACTGGTGCGTCTGTCGAAGCGGAAGAACCGGTATATTGAAGTTCAATACCCTCGCAAGATTTCAAGCCGGTGTCAATGTTGCCGCCTTCTGATCCGCCTGAAGGTGTGAATGTTCCCCAACTGACCTTCTTGTCACCGAAAACGGAAGTTCCAACGATTGCTGTAGCGAATGCTGCTCCCATTATTCCTCAACGTCCTTTGTTATTCTTTTCTTTCGAGCCTCAACTTTCTGTGGTGATTCCTTGACTTCATCTGTCTTGATAGTTCCAAGTATGTCATCCCTCAATACGGTAAATCCTCCAGCCTGTGCAAAGACCGGTATATCCTTCTCATCAACTTCTGTGGGTATGTTTCCGACAAAGACATATCGTCTTCCCGTCACATTGCCCTCATAGTTGAACATTGGTTCCGGCCCGTCATATCTTACTTTCATTTCACCACCTCAAAAAATAAATTTAAAATGAGGTTTAGCCTCACTTTAAATCTCTCAATTTTCCCTGTGCAGCAAAGCAAGTGCAAACAAGTTCCCCGACCATTGAGAAGACTCCTCTCTTCTGGAATCCCACAACGAGTGGATCGCTTGATTCAATGTAGGTTACCGGTCTTGCCACGCTAATCCATAGGGTGTCAAGGTCAAGGACATAGACTCTGGATATTGTATCCTTGCCAACGTTGTTGGATGTTATGATTGGTATTCCGTCGTATGATGCAACAGGTATTCCGGCTTCAATTCCCTTTCTGGTCTGAACCCCGTTTACACCGAACTCAACGCTCATGTCAGGAGAGTATGTGGCCTTTGGATTCTCTAACTGTTGAATCCTTCTTGCTGTGTCGTAACCTGTTAGTATTACTTTGTTCTTCCTGTTCTTCCAGTATGGTGCAACACCGTCAATAACTGCATCAAGAAGGGACAATGCGAAAGTCCTGTCGGTTCCGCTTGCGTGTGAAACGTATGCGTCGTAAGTTGTAGCGTCATCCCTGTCGAGGGAGTAAATATCACAATCGTTGGCGGAGTAAGCTGAACCTGCACCGTCGGAGTTACCGTCGACTTCTGAACCTGAAGCACAAACCCTATCAATTGATTCAATGTTTGTGGATGCGAGTGTTCCGTTGTCTGTGAGTAGTCCCCTGTTGACTCTGTTCAAGAACTCGTCCTTTGCGTAAGCGAGAAGTTCCCCCCATGTTGCAACGTCGTCTTTTCCTTCTTGCAAGGATAGGACTTCAGATATTTCAGTTGTTGCGGAGAGTGTTTTTAGGCCAACGTCAATAGCTGCGAGTGTTGGTTTTAGTGATGCCGGGACTGAACCGGATTCTGATGTTCCTGCGGATGTAGTTGCAGCTGCCGCTGTGATTGCCCTGTAACCACCCTTGTCGTAGGGTTTCTTTGGTAGCATTCCAAAGGCGTTTGCCTCTGTGCATACGGATGACCATAGCTGGGCACCATAAACATAGTTTAGGGCACCTGTCGTGGATGTGATAACTGGTGCGGCCTTTGTCAATGATTCGACCTCAAGAGCTTCCTCTTTGGTCTTTGCAACGAGTTCGTCAACGGTGATACCCTGCTTTTCAGCGATAACCTTCAATGGTTCGGTGTAGTAGAATTTTTCCATCTCTTCGATGGTTCTGAATTGTTTTGCCATGTTTTTTACCTCAATAGGCTCATTATGTCGCTGTGTGTTTTTGCGACTGCTTCAATTTTGACATCTGCTGATGTCTGGACTGGCTTGAACTCATCCCTGAACTTTTTGAGTTCCTCTTCCAGTTTTTCGACCTTTATTTTGAGCCCTTCGCTTGGTTCAGGTTTTGGTTCTTCCTTTGCGACTTGTGGCTCCTCTTTTGGTTTTTCCTCTTTCTTTGCTTTGAGTAGGTCGTAAATCTCATCAATCTTTGAAAGAGGCTCAAGCTTTGATTGCATTTCTGCTTTGTAGGTTTCAAAGTCGGACTTTGTGACAAATTCGACCTCAACCTTTGGTTCTTCTGTTTTCTTTGCTTCCTCTGTCATGTTATTCTCCTCTTTGAGGATGTCAAACTGTGCAGCCGGATTTGCTCCATTCTGGCAGATTGTTACTGCCGATAAATTTAGGTCTGAAACAATCCTTGCACAGTTCTCATCAGACTTGCATGGTCGAGAGTTGACCACGTTGCCTGAAATTGAGTATGAGCGGTATTGGCCCTTTTCAATTGCCTTTCTAATCTCTGAACAATATTTGGTGTCGTTCCATATTTCCGCAAGGACAAACAACGCTTCTTTTGCCTTCTCAAGTTTGCTAAACTTTGAGAGCTCGTCATCTGTGGGCAAACGAACCTCCGTCTTGAAGGTCAAATCGGCCTTGGTGTAGGACTCGATTATCTCGCCCACTATCTGATCCTTGTGGTCAACTGTAACCCGAGCCCTTTTCAATAGCTGGGGTAACGCCTTTTTTATGGCATCAATCTCTATTATGTCGCCTTGCGTGTCAAGAATCTCGGCTGATGCCGGACCATAGATAAAAAGCCTGTCGTTTTCGTCAAGCTTGTAAAATTCCCCTGTGAAAGTGAAGTCCATTTACTCACCTATTAGTTTCAATAATTTCTGCGATATCCTGTCAATCATCCGGTCAACTTCTTCCATTGCCGAGTTGTATAGATACTGCGTCCTTGTCATCTTTCGTGTCATTGGCACACCGAGAGGCGGTGGCTCGACGTATTTGGCATAGTCAACTGTTGCGAAAACTCCCGCTCCAGTTCCGTATCGGTAGCCCATTATAGACTGGGCCAAATTTCCTGTCCTGTAAGGTGCTCTTCTCTTTGCAAGGTTTGAAGTTCGAAGTGCCCAAGAGCGAATCTCAGATTGAATAACTTTTGCGGATTCGGAAGGGAACTTTGCGAGTATTTCCCTAATCTTATCCTCGTGAACCTCAATCTTGACGTATATCATGCTCCCCCGTAGCCCTCCTCTTTCATCTCTTGCGTCCTGTATTCGTAGTAGCAACGGCAGTGCGGGTGAAACGGTATGTCGCCTTCAGGGATTGATTCATTTAGGCCATGCCATCCCCTTCCGGCAGCATCGGCACAATCCTCGCAACCAACGTCGTCGTCCCTGAAAATTACCCTCTTCTCTGAAGCACCAAGCTCCTTTGCGGCGGCATTTCCGGAATTGATAAATGCCCTTGTCCCTTCTGTTCGGGCAACCATCCGCCAGTAGTAAGAATTTCTTACTTCAAAATATTCCTGTAATCTTTTCTTGACCTTTGTCCAGTTGTAGCCTTCGAGAGCCTCTTCCTCGATAATTTCGAAAATCTTCTCCTTTTCTCTTGTTGTCCATGTCTTCATGAAAGGTGTTTCATATTGGTCAAAGTATTCCTGTAAGTAGGCCAGTGCGTATGGATCAAGGTCAGCCTTTGATAACTGCTTTGAGTATTCCCTGAATATCTTCATGTAGCCGTTTTGGAAAATCGGGAAAAGGTAATGCTTCAATGTTGCATCAAAGGCTTTCGCCGAGTCCATTATTTCAGCTTCAATCTCTCGTGTAAGTTTGGATCTGTCAAGTGACTGTGATTGTGAAGTGATGATGTCTTGTATATTCTTCCCGTATTTGTTTGAAATGGACTCTAAGGCGGCCATGATGTCGTCAAGCAGCTTGTCAGGGATGTAATCGTGCCACGACTTCTCTAACCCTTTTTTTTTACCGAACTGAAAGAAGTTCAGGAAATCATCAGGGACTTCTTCCTCGTAGACAATACGCTCCGATTTTGTGGGTTTGAACTTCCCGTCTGCCGAAATCTCAACGTCGTAACCGGCGTTTGCGTAGATGGCGTAAGTTTCCGCCTTCATCTTCTCCAACAACGCCTTGTGCTCGTCATCCTCTGACTCTATCTCGCAGAATGAGAAATACCAGTCTGTGATTCCAAGAGGGGGGAGAAGTGTGACGTTGAAGGGTTCTTCAATAGGTTTCATCCAAGCTTTCGTGGTGTCGGCCATTACGTCAATCTGGAGCATCGGGTTATTGCCAGCTTTCCCAGATTCAACTGTCCCTGCAAATACTGGCGTAACGCCATAGTTTGATAAAAGGATATCACGATAATACCTGTGCCACTCAAGCTCCTGCAATTTGGAAGGATCGGAGAGCACGTCATGAATCTCGACCTTTCCCTTTGAGTTGCCCAAGAACAGGTTGAATATCTTTGACTTCTTTGACCTTGATTTCTCGGCCATTGATGTGATGCTTCTCTGGAGCTCGTTGACCTCGTCCTGAGTGTAACCCTCAAAGGCGAAAATCTTCGCAAGTGTCCCCTTCTCAAAGGTGTCCCGCTTCAACAGGTCAAGGTTCATTGTGGCTTCAATCTGGTTGATACAGGCGTTTAGGATTGGTGTCCCTTTGGTGTTGGGCAGCATGAGGTTGAAGTGGCCTTCGATAATCTCTTTCTTGGAGTATCGCCTTTCAGTTCTTCCGCCGGTTGTCAACGTATAAGCAGTCTTCCAGAGCTCCTTCTTGTGTGTCGGGCAAATGCCGGGCTCTGTCGAAGTATGCTTCTCGC